CGACAAAAGTCCAGACTGGAAAGGGTCCGCGCTGGTTGTCATTCCTGAGGGCGCAAAGCCCGGCGATGTCGTCAAGATGGAAGTAGCAGTCTGGGCAAAGGGTCAATACGGCACGATGCTTGGCGGCAAGATTAGCCCGGCTCGCCAGATTGATGCACCGGCCACGCCTAGCCGCCCGAAAGATACCTTTGACGACAACGCGCCTTGGTAAGCCGTGTCTGACCGTGCCGTCATCACCCTGCGTTCACAAGCTGACCGAGACAAGGCCAGCAAGTGGGCGCAGGGCGTCACCATAGGGAGCAAGATTGTCTTTCATGGCCCGACACGAAGCATCGACCAGAATAGCGCCCTCTGGGCCGCGCTTGGGGACATTGCGAAGCAGCGACCTTATCACGGCCTCAAACTGTCCCCGGACGATTACAAGCTGCTGTTTATGGACGCCTTGGACCGTGAGACGCGCATGGTCCCGAACTTGGACGGCACCGGAATGGTCGGATTAGGCCGATCATCGTCCAGCCTAAGCGTTGAGGAATTTACCGGCCTGCTTTCCTTAGTTTTTGAATGGGGCAACCGGAACGGCATCAAATGGAGCGACCAACCGAATGAATGACCCGATTACCTCGGTCCGTTCCTACGCTTGTCCAAAAAGCAGGGCCGCGCGTGACCGATGGCTTGCCCACCGTGCAGAGGCTGGAATGCCTGTGTTTCGCATCGCTGATAAGCATGGGGATCCGCCGGGAGCGTTTATGCGCCAATTCCAAAAAGCGCAAAAATAATCACGCGGGCTATTGCGTGACCGGAAACGGTGTGAGATAAGGGTTCATCGCCAAGGGCAATCCCGCCCAGACCTTGGAGGGTCCGATGCAAACTTTCTCCGCTACCGACTACGCCATCCGCGCGGCAAGCGCCTCCCAGACCCTGCGTCTGGTCGAGCGTCCGTCGCGTTTTGGCGGCGCGTTTGTCGCTATCGAGGACGCTGTTGGCGTCATTGAAGTGGCTGATGATATGTCGGCTGCGCTGGCTCGTGTCGCACAGTGTGCGGCATGAGCAAGGAGTGGACAGCGGAGCAATGGCTTCAATGGTTGCGGCGCGGGCCTTCCGCTCCGCTTCCGTCCCGCCAAGGGCTGAACGATTGCGCCGATGCGCTGGCAAAAGCGATCAGCAATCTTCGGCGTCTTGAAGACCCAGTAGGCCACAGAGAGGCTAACAAGTGACCGCCACCCTTCGCACTCAACGCGCCCGTTCCCGCCAAGCCCAGTCAGGAGCAAAGCGCGTTGAGGTAGTGCTAGACGCTGGCCAGCTTGCCGATCTGCAACGCATCAAAGACCGTTACGGCTTCACAACGGCAGACGCTATTTCCTACGCCATTAGCGCCGCACTGGTGGTTATGGCGCGAGACAAAAAGGATTGAAGATGACAGAGACGATGTTGACCAAAGCCGCTAAAGCGATCTGTCAGGCCACAAGCAAGCGCAACGGCTGGAATCCTGACCGCGCTTGGGCGGCAAGTCAGAACGAATTTATCGAGGACGCGGCGGCTGCCCTTGAAGTTATAAGGGATGGCTTGCCAGAAAGCGTTATACGGGCAGGAGACAATGCGGATTACTTTTGCAGTGAGGGAATCAAAATCTCGCGCATGATCGACTATGGTGGCATTCAAACGGTATTCACCGCCATGATTGACGCCATCCTCTCCCAGTCACAAGAAGGGAAGCATCCCTAACCCCATTGAGCAGCTAGGAGGTAGAGGGCCTAGTGGGCGCGGAATAACGGGTTTCACCGGACCCGCCGCGCCCTGCTCAACTTTTTTCGTCCCTCACGCATTTTCCCTATTGCGTAACATCTGCCCATATGGGACAAGGGTTCATCGGCGCAGGGCAATCAAGCACTAGCCGGAACGGAAACAGACAGATGGCCCGCTCCACCGAAACTCATAAACTCGACGCCGATCCGGTTCTTGAAGCCGACCTGCGCGCCCAGAAGTATCTCGGCGACTTCAACGCCCTGGTGGAGAGCGGCTACCCTGAGAGCGGCCCCAAGGCCGAAGCCCTTTATCGCAAGGCTCAGTTCTGGCTGGACCGGCTCAACAAGCGGCTGGGGAACGCATGACCCCCGCCGAATACCGCGCCGCCCTTGCAACCCTCGGCCTGTCTCAACAGGCTGCGGGCCGGTGGCTTATGGTCAGCCCAAAGACCGCACAGAACTACGCCAAGCTAGGCCCTAGTGGACCGGCTGCTGTAGCTATTCGCATGGCATTGCAGCACGGCTTGACCGTTTAGCCAGGCTAAGGCATTATCCATCCCGCTCTACGGCCCCGCTACGGCTTAAGCCTAGACGCAAACCAGACTGAGGACACATGGACGACCGAGGCCGTCCTACGATTTACACGCAAGAGATTGCGGACCTGATATGCCAGCGGCTCGCCAAGGGTGAATCCTTGCGGGCCATTTGCCGTGGTGATGAGTTCCCACAAGAGTCAACGGTAAGACAATGGGCGGTGGATGACCGCGAAGGTTTTTACGCGCAATACACGCGGAGCCGTGACATTGGCCTAGATTGCATGGCTGATGAAGTGCAAGAGATTGCAGACGGCGTTGGCGATGTAGCGCGGGACCGACTGCGGTTTGATTCGCGTCGTTGGTATCTTTCGAAGCTTGCGCCAAAGCGTTACGGCGACAAGCTGCAACAGGAAGTCTCTGGCCCTGATGGCGGCGCTCTGTCGGTCACATGGCTGAAGCCAGAGTAATCCCCTACGCCCCTCGCCGGGTGTTTCTGCCGTTCCATAACCGAACGCAACGCTTTGCCATTGGGGTGGCTCACCGTCGATGCGGTAAGACCGTGGCTTGCATTAACGACATGATCCGCAATGCGGTGGTGTCCGACAAGCCCCACTATCGAGCGGCCTATCTGGCGCCTTACCTGAAGCAAGCCAAGGACGTGGCATGGGAGTATCTTAAACGATACAGCCAGCCGATCTGGGCCAAGCCGCCTAACGAATCAGAACTGTATGTGGAACTGATAGGCGGCAAGCGCATCAAGATTTACGGGGCCGACAACCCGGATGCCCTGCGCGGTGGCTATTTGGATGACGCCACGCTGGACGAATACGCCGATATGTATCCCGGCATCTTTGGCTCTATCATCCGCCCGATGCTGGCTGACCGGCAAGGAACAGCTACGTTCATTGGAACGCCAAAGGGACGCAATGCGTTCTTCGACCTGTTTGAGCGGGCTAAGACCGACCCGGATTGGTTTCCGTTTTTCCTGCCTGCTAGCGAGACAGGCATCTTGCCGCAAAGCGAACTGACCGCTGCTGCTAAGGAGATGACGCCAGAGCAATACGAGCAAGAGTTCGAATGCTCGTTTGAGGCGGCAATCATCGGTGCTTACTACGGCAAGGACATGGCCGAGAGCGAGCGAGCGGGACGGATTACGGACGTGCCATATGACCCTGCGCTCCCGGTCTATACGACATGGGACTTGGGTATAGGCGACAGCACGGCCATCTGGTTCTGGCAGGCTCACGGGTCGGAAATCAGGGTTATCGATTTCTATGAGGCCAGCGGCGAAAGCATCGAGCATTACGCCAAGGTGTTGCAAGCCAAGCCTTACAAGTATGAGGCCGATTGGGTGCCGCATGACGCGAGGGTGCGAGAGTTAGGCACGGGCCGCACCAGGATTGAGACGATGCTGACGCTCAAGCTCAAGCCCAAGCTAGTTCCTAATCACAAGGTGCTGGACGGCATCAACGCGGGCCGTGTGCTGTTGCCGCGCATCTGGTTTGACCGCGAGAAGTGCAAGGCTGGGCTGGAGTGCCTACGCCAGTATCGCGCCGACTATGACGACAAGGCTCGGGTGTTCCGTGATGGGCCTAAGCACGACTGGACCAGCCACGCTGCTGATGCGTTCCGATACCTTGCAATGGCCTATCGTGAGATTAAGCCGGAAGCCAAGGCGGCAGACGCGCCAATCAAGGGCATCCGTGATATGACATGGGATGACCTGTTAGCTAACCAGCCGGTGCATACGGGTTACGAACGCGCATGATCGTTCTATCGACAAGCGGACCCGCGCACGATATGTTCCCCTGAACGCTTGCGAGGGGCTATGCTTCCCGACGAACCTGAAAATCAAGACGGCATTGACCTCGTTACCAAATGGATTGAGGAAATCAATCTGTCTGAGCGCGAGTTGCAGCCGTGGTGGAAGACTGGCGACATCATCGTCAGGCGCTACAAGAATGAGAACCGCGCCCGTGGTGGTGGCCGTCCGTCCGTAGGTTATGAGCGTCGGCGCTTTGCTATCCTGTGGTCCAACGTCTCGACCCTTCAGCCTGCCATCTATGCCAAGCAGCCGGTGCCGATGGTGGATCGCCGCTACCGTGACGAAGACCCGGTTGGCAAGATTGCGTCTGACGTATTGGAACGTGCGCTAGGCTTCAGCCTCGACCAGTATGACTTTGACGGACGCGTAAAGCTCTGCGTTTTGGACTATTTGCTGCCGGGCCGAGGCCAAGTGTGGGTGCGCTACATCCCGCATATGCGCGAGGTCAACGCAGAGCAAGACCCAGAACTTGGCGAGGGCGTCCAAGACGACGACACAACCGAGGTTGGTGAGGTCGAGACGCCGGAAGCCACCGAGGAAGTGGTTTACGAGGAAGTTCAGTGCGACCACGTCTCATGGAAAGACTGGCTGACTAACCCAGCGCGTGAGTGGGCTGAGGTCCGTTGGGTTGCCCGGCGCGTCTACATGACAAGGGCGGAACTAACGGAACGCTTTGGCAAGGACATGGCCAAGAACGTCCCGATCACGACGACCTCAACCGGCACGGACACGGCATCGGATGCCCAGAAGCAGTCCAGCCAAACGGGCGAGGTCTATGAGATTTGGGACAAGCCCACCAAGATGGCCTATTGGGTTTGCAAAGGCTACACGGGCGGGGTGCTGGACAAGCGCGAAGACCCGCTGGGGCTGACTAACTTCTTTCCCTGCCCGCCTCCGCTTAATGCCACGACGGCCAATGACAGCACCATTCCGGTTGCCGATTATGTCCAGTATCAAGACCAAGCCGACGAACTGGACGAACTGACTGCCCGTATTGGCAAGCTGCAAGATGCGCTGCGGATGGTCGGTGTGTATGCCGGTGAAGCCAACCGCGAACTGCAACTGGTGTTCTCGCCGGGTAACGAGAACAAGCTAATCCCAATCGACACGTTTGACCTGTGGAAAGAGAAGGGCGGCGTTCGCGGCCTGATCGAGTGGGTGCCGGTCGATATGGTCATTCAGGTGCTGAAGGGCTGTTACGAGGCCCGCTCGCAAGTCCTGAACGACATTTACCAAATTACCGGCCTGTCGGACATTATCCGGGGCGAGAGCAATCCTAACGAGACGGCAACGGCTCAACGGATGAAGGGTCAGTGGGGTTCGCTGCGTGTCCGTGACCGCATCCGGCTCAAGGCTGAGATTATCGCGGAACATTTCAGCATTGACACGCTGAAAGCCATGACGAACGTGAAGCTGCTGACTGCGGCGGAAAAGCAGCAAATCGAGCAAATCATGCCGCTGATCCAGCAAGCGCAACAGTCTGGGATGCCTATTCCGCCCGGCTTGGCTCCCGATCCGGCCATGCTGGAACTGATGGCGCAACCGACATGGGATGAGGTGCAAGCCCTTCTCCGCGATGATGCGCTGCGCTCATTCCGCATTGACGTTGAGACCGATTCGACGGTTCAACCGGATGAGAACGCGGCCAAAATGGCGTTTACCGAGTTCACCAGTGCCATCGTGGGCCTGATGTCGGCGGCGGCAAGCATCGTCCCGTCTGCGCCTTACACGGCTCCGCTGTTTGCCGAGGTGCTGAAGCAGGGCGCCCGCACGTTCAATGTCTCACGCTCTATGGAGGATGTGATTGACAAGGTGTTTGAGCAGGCCGAGGCCGCCCCGCCTGTCCAGCCACCAGGACCGCCACCGCCTGACGAAAGCGCAATGCAGGTGGAACAACTCAAGTCGCAGACGGCGCAGATGCAGGCCCAAATCGAGCAACAGCGGACACAGATGGAAGGCCAGCTTGGCATGGCTGAACTGCAACTGAAGGGCCAAGAGCTTCAGGTCAAGGCTGCGACCCTTTCCCGTGACCCGACGCCGCAGGGGTTTGCATAATGACGCAACAGGGACTGAGGCAGGCAAGCGCACGGAACTTAAGCGGCTTTGCAACGGAAACGAACTACAACGAAGACCTTTTGCGTTTGTTTGACGCGCAAGGCGTCCCGACTGGCACGTTTAACGAACGCCAATTGCGGTGGATTAACGCGCGTATGGCCGCAAGCTACACAAACCTAAATGACGCCATGCAGGCTTATGCGACAAGCCAAGGCGCTCACAATTGGTCATCGCTAGGCACGTTGGAAGACACAGCGAACTTCACGCGGGCCATGCCGTATGGATCGACCTATACACGGACGGGCGCTGCGACGGCGCTGACAGCGGCAGGTGTGATCGAGACGTTTGCGGAAAACGCACCCCAACGGACGGATCGGGGCCTTGCGCTTGAGCCTGCCGCGACGAACCTTCTGCTGCGCTCGCAGGAGTTTGAAAACGCATCTTGGTCCGCGTTTCGCGCTGGTGTGACTGCCAATGCGGCGGTGGCTCCTGATGGCACGACGACGGCAGACCGGCTAACGCCAGACACAGCCGCAGGAAACCACCGGGTCCAACAGACCCCGGTATCGACCGCTGGGCAACAAACCCTGTCGGCCTTTGCTAAGGCAGACGGGTGTAACTTCTTTTTCTTGTCGCTTGGAAACGCAGGCACCGGCTCTGGTTTTGCGTTCAATCTCTCAAACGGCACCATATCGGGTTCAGCGTCCGGCGTGACCGCCAGTATCGTTTCGGTCGGCGCGGGCTGGTATCGCTGCTCGATAACCGTTGCCTCCGCGTCGGCCAATGATGTTGTGCGAATCTACGCAAGCATAACCAGCAACATCACAGCGGTGGGTGACAATGTTGCAGGTCTTTTTGTTTGGCAAGCCCAGCTTGAGCTTGGGTCGGTCGCCACGTCGACCATCGTTACGACGGCAGCCCAAGCGTCGCGCTCGCTCCCTGTCTTTACGGAGCCGGTCCCCCTTGGACGCACAAAGGCGCTTTTGACTTATTATGATGGCGCGACAACCACCGTCACAGGCTTGACGCCGGGCGGAACGTTTGACGTTGCTACGGCGGTCATTGCTGCG